GCCGACGTGGTATTCCAGCGGTTCCATCAGCTTGACGACTTGACGGCCCCCTCGCATCTTGCGGGGAACCTCGCGCACAGCGAAGGATTCAGTGATGCGAGCCGGAGTCACGCCCACTCCAATGCCTGCTTTGTCACTTCATCCAGACGCCGCATCCAGCCCCTGCCAAACGTGGCAAAAGTTGAGAGCGAACGATAAAACTCCTCGCGCCTGTCGTCCATCTTGGCGATGATTTCCGTGGCGCTGGTAGCCTTGACCCGTTCTAGTGTCTTTGGGCCTATCACCCCATCCGCATCGGCCCCCACGGCCCCCTGAAGGAACTTGGCGGCCCTTGACGGCCCACTGTTCACGGCAAGGTCAAACACCATCAAATCAACGCCAGCCGGAAGATCATCCCCGCGAACCTTGTCCCAATAGCCGACGCGGTAGATGGCCTCCAGATCATCATCGGAGATGTTCCGCAGCTCGTCCTTCGTGACCGCGCGGCCTTTGTATTCACGAAAGACGGCAATGGTGACGCCCTTCATGGTTGCCCCACCAGGGTCTTTCGGATGATCGGCCCAGCCGCCTTCATGCTTCAGGACTTCCGCAAGGCAGCGCTTGAACCGGGCGTCTGTCGTAAGCGGTGATGCAGAGACCTCGCTAGGCGCTACAGACACGCCTAGTGCCTTGTTGATCAGGGCCACATCATCGCCGGTCAGGGGAGCGCCCTTGACCTCTCTGATCGCATCAAAAAGCGCCTTGTGGGTCACTTCATCAACTCCCCGATCACATTCATGATCTGCGGCATGAACATGCCAATCACAGCACCGCCGCCAGCAGCAGCGCCCGTTAGCCAAAGGATTTTTTTCTGGTTGGAAAGCGTAATCGCCCTCACTTCAAGAAACTCCTCACGGGTGACGTGATCGAGTTCCAAATCTCGCACGTCATCTTTGAGGTTTCTTACGTCGGCGGCGACGGCGGGAAGACTCTCCGACATCAGCCATGCCCGACACGATAAAGCCGCCAGCGATCAAGCAGGCCACTGAAAGCAACAGCCAGTGCATGACTGATTCCCACACTACCCATCGTGACAAGCTGAAGACCGAAAGCGACATTCATCATTACCGCATAGACATAGATGGAATGTTGCGTGGCCTCTCCGACCTGCAAAACGTGGAAGAACGCGACGTGTGAAATAAGCTGGAAAACCAGAAGCGCGCTGATAACAGGCTTCCACCAACTGCGCTCTTTATACCATGACCTCGCGACCATTCCCAAAAGAACAAGGTCGATCACGGGCCAAAGCATCACGCCTGCCGGGAACCCATAGACCTCGACCAGCGTATTACTCAGCGCATAGGCCATGCAGAACATGACCGACACACCAACCGCATCCGCAAACCGTGGCTTTGCGTGAGCCGCAGCCCATGCGTTTACCGCATAGGTCGCCAGACACCAGAGGCCGAAGATTTCGCGCAAGTCCATTACGGCACCGGGTCAACAGGCTTGTCAGGAGCATCTACCGGAGGCTTGTTCGTGCCACCAGAGAACGCAACGACGTTATCGGAGGGATGTGCCTCGCAATAGGCCGCTTGGGCTTCCTCTAGCAGCTTATGCAGCTTGCGGGTCGCGCGGACGACACGCTTTGAGGCGCGCTTCACGTCCTCCGACGCCTCCTCTAGCTCGGTTACAGCGTCGCCAATGGCGTTGATGTAATGTTGCGCGGTCATGGTCTGATAGTGCCTTTCGTTGCCTGATTTGCCTAGTGTTCGTGGCTAAATGACCATCCCAGAACGTGTCCGCCTTCATGGGCCTTGATGGACCCGCAATAGCTTGTGTCGTTGCGGACCAAATCGGCGACGTTGATCGTTTCGCGCTGCGCCATCGGGCGACCCGTGGGGCTGCACTGGACGGGCATGAATATGATTCTGAGGCGAGTGTGATAGCAGGCCACCGATTGCCGTCCGCACCATTCCTGAAGCAACGGGCGCTCCGCATAGGAAACATTCACCGTCACCGTTCCCTGATAGCGACCGGGAGGCATATCACGCCACGTTCCACGGTCAGACGCTTTCGCAGGAACGGCAATGCAGATCATACCCCACACGGCGAGCGTGGCGACGATCAGGACGGATGCGAGTTTCAGGGCGTTTTTCATGTCATGACATTATTTTGGACTGGCTGTCATGTCTAGCGAGGCGGCGCGTTCTTGTAGGGATGGCTTGCGGGAAGATTGCCTTGCAAGCCCCACTTCCACGCCAGGTATCCGGTGATCCGGTCGCGGGTGTCGGCTGACGGCGACCGCACGATCAGCATTTCCCCGAGGCGCAGGGCGGCGAAACGCCCTGTGGCCGTTGCTCCCAGCATGACGTTGAACGCTCCGGCCGGAATGCCAACAGTGCCCGCATCGCCCGTCAGCGCGGCGGCTCCGCCGTCACGGCGCAAGGCGGAACTTGCGCCGTTGTAGAAGTCCTCGCGAATGGCGGCTCCAGCGGTGTAGGGACCAGCGCCCGACAGGACCGCACCGGCGAACATTGACCACACAGTGCCACCGCTCGCCCGATAGCCGACAGGCCCGGCGGGGTCCGTCGCGCCGCGATACAGGTTCGCGTCGGTCACGCCGCCTGTATAGTTCGACAGGACCATGAACACGGCCATCGGCTGCGCCACGGCGGCGAGGGTTCCTTGCAGGAAATCCGTCGTGCCGTCCGACGTGATCGCCGGGCGCTGGCCATCAAAGCCTGTTGCCGAGTAGGCGGGCTGGGCAGGCCCAGGGAATTGATCCCAACTGCTGCCGTCCACGCCCTTGTTGCGCCATGCAGACACCGCGCCGCTCGAATGCGTGATCGTCGCAGCGTCGGCGGCGTCCAGCCAAAGAGCCGTAGACGCAACAATCCGGTTGGGCGTCCAGAGGCCGTTTAGCGTCACATATTGAACCGACCGTCTCACGCGGAAAGAGCCGTCAGGGTAACAACGCGAGCCGCAGCCGTAGCCGTGAAGGCCCCATTGGTTACGAGATAGCCGAAGAGAGAGCCGCCGGATGGAACAGTGATCTGTTTCGTAAGGCCGGTCTGTTCAACCCAAAGCGTATCGCCAACGTCAACCACAGTCCCAAGCTGGATTGCGCCGACGTAGCTTGCGCGGTCGCCCGAGGGAAGATTCCAGGCGGCATTGTCAACCAAGGCGGACGGCGGCGTGACGGTGTAGAGTTGCAGGGTGTAGCTTGTCTCACCGGATTGAACGGCGTTCACATCAACACGCAGACCGGTATTCGTGATCAGGATAGCCCCGCCACCCGAAGGCCCGATGTTAGAGAACTGGACCGCGCCCTGCATAATGTCGCCAGCCGCATAAGCAGCCGCCGCAGGCGTGAAGGTGCCAGACGACAGGAAGCCGCCGCTAGAGACAAGCGTGCCGTCTGCATTGATTTGCTGGACGGTGAAGTCCACCTCTCTCTGAGGTGAGTTTAGGGGAAGCGAACGGGCCATGTCAGGTTCCTTTCAGGCCGATGATAGCAGAAGACGAGGCGGAACGCATTACTAGGTTCTCTCGGGGTTATGGAGTAGAATGGGCGTTATGATCAGACTTGTGATGATTGCCGCCATTATCGCTGTCCCGTTCGGAGGTCAGTGGGCGCAAGCGGGACTGGTAGCCCTTGCGGCCTTACTGGTATTTGCGGAGATGCGAGAGAAGGAACGGGCTGAGGCGCGGGAGAAGATTGCTCTTGATCGCGCAGAACAGTCTGAATGGCTTCTTCGTAGTATGGCCGAAGCGCTGGGTTACGCCCGGCAAGCCTCGAAAGCTCTCCCAGCGCCGCCCAACGCTGACGAACGTCCGTATTCCGATAAATGGCATTGATCGCAATCTGCGCGGGCTTGGAATAAAGCAGCGTTGCGGCCACTGTCGGAATGGCAATTACCGGATTGACGACGCTACCGCCTAGCAAGCCCGCGCCGATAATCGCGCGCTGACCTGAGCCGGTGTTGCCAATGGTCGGGGCGAGAACGTCAACGGCAAGGTCCGTCGTTTCCTGAAGGCGACCTTCGCCAGTCTCATAGGCTCGCCCGTTCTGCCTTGCCAAAACGCTGTTAAGCTGGCTTGGCGTAAACATTTGTTCTTGAACCGCCGTCTGCGGGTTTCGGGCCGCAGAGCGAATGCGCTCAAAGTTCGCATATGCCGCATCAGCAGCGCGCTTCTGTTTAAGCGAGCCGGGTTGCGCGCGTTCCAGTGCATCCTCAAACGCCCCTCGCACCTGACGAAGCGGCGTCTGAAGCTCTGTCGGAGCCTCGTTAATCATGCGAGACAGGTCGGAGTCGATCCGCTTCCATTCCAGCCCATTGATCGGGCCGGAAAAGCGCTTACGAAGGTCGGCGGTCAAGTCAGACAGGCGCTCACGCGATGCGCGCGACAAGGTGCGCGGCGAGATAAGGCTTCCAATCTGCTGTTGCCACGTCGCGTCAGGCGCGACCGTAATCGGCAAAAGCAAGTTGTTATAGAAAGCCGAAATCATGTTAGCCCCGGCCTTAATGGCCTCTCGCCCCCTGACGTTCTCGGGGAGTTGCTGGCCGATGGGAGCTAGGGCCTCATTGCTTATCGCACGATCAAAGCCCTCAATGCCGCGATTGCGAGCGCCTTGAACAAAGGGAAGCATTCCCGCCGCGACATCCTCCACGGCGCGAGCGCTTGACCCGACACCAGGAATGTCCGCCACCATTTGCCCCGGCGTCAGGGGAACGCCCATGCGGGAAAGCTGACGCGGACGAGAGGCTTGACCGGTCCCTGCGCGGGAAGCCGCACCAAACGCGCGTTGTGCCGCACTATCCAGAACGCCCATCGTTCCGGCTCCAACGACGCCAGACGTAAATACATCGGCGGCGCGTTCTCCGAAGTCGCCCTCAGAGTTAAGAAGGCCAGACGCCATGCCGGTTCCAGCCCCAACGCCCGCCGCACGTCCAAGGCGTTCCGCGCCCTGCGCCCCGGCGACGTAATCACCCGCACCCTTCATGCCGGGCGTGAACAAGCCGCCAAGCATTTGATAGCCGAAGTTCTGGACAGGGTTTTCTCGCGCGTAGCGGTCCATGGTGTCGCGCATGGCGTCTCGGCCCGCTTGGCTTGCAAGGCCAGCGTCGCCCCCTCGCGCCAGCGCATCGACATAAGAAACCGCGCCAGTTACCCACGGAACGGCACCGCGCCCACCCAAGGTCTGCCCAGCCAGCACCGCCGCAAGCTCGTTAGGGACCGCCTGCGCTCCCCCGAGGGCGCGGGCATATTCCGCCTGATACGCGGGATCGGCGCGGCGCTGAATAAGGCGCTCGCGTTCCCTTTGAGACTTACGCTGATCGGTTTCCCATTGCTCACGGGTTCCCAAGTCGCGGCCCGAGGAATCAAAGATACGCCCGCCGCGCTCTACGACGCCCTCGTCAATCGTGACCTCGATTGGCTCAGACTCTCCGGTCGGCCACCATTGCCCGCCGTCAAAGACCATGCGCTCGCCGGTCTGCGGATTTGTCGCCGTCTGAAGCTGCGCGTCCTCTACAGTGCCGGAATCATACCCAGCCAACGGGCTAACCTGCCCGCCCTCATAAGCGATCTGCTCGTCAGCAAGGCTAATGGCTCGATCCATATCCCCATACTGGGAATACAGCGCCTCAATGCGCTCCTCACGGCTTAGTGCGCCGCTGTCTGATACCATAGGGGCGGCGGGGGCCACAGGCGCGGCTTGCTGGCGCGGGGCGGTCGCTGCCCTTTGCTGAGTCTGGGGGGCGGCTTGGCGAACGGGAGCAATAGGCACCCACGTTTCGCCATTCCACTGAACGCGCTCGCCGGTTTGGGGGTTGGTTGCTGTCTGGGGCATCTAGTCCAACACAAATCCGGGTGGCGGCGGGGGGGCATTACGGCTAGACGGTGCGACCTGACCGCCCTCGCGGCGAGCGATGTCTCGCTCAAACACCGAGCGCGTGGACGTGCGCGAATCCTGGAAGCGTCGTAGAGCGCCCAAAACAACGCCCTCGTCACGAGTGCCGGACAGAATGGTGTTAAGTTCGCGAATGGCGTCCTGATCGGTCTGAACGCCAGTGTTCGCCTGAAGAATGGCGTTGCGAGCTTCCATCGCCCAATTTCGCAGCGCGTCGTAGTTAAGCGAGTTCTGATTGGAGAACCCGGCGGCGTTGCGGGCCGCAGACACAGTGTTTGCGATGGGGTTGAGGTTAAGCTCGCCCTGCATGATTTGACGCTCAATCTCTGCGGCGCGAGAAAGCGACGTATCAAGGGCCGCAATGCGGCCTTCGGCCTCCGCAATAGCCTTTTGGTCAGAATCGGACATCGGGCGGGGAGCGGTATTCTGCGCGTAAAGCTGCCCATCACGATAGACCTGACCGCCGGGCGCGACATTGACCGTGTTCGCATTCAAAAGCGCGGCTTGCTCCGAAGGCGTCGGGCCACGCGAAGCAATGACCTCAACACCGTTTTCAGTGTCGCGAACGAGATCAGTCCCGAACTCTCGCGTTCTCGGGTTGCGGAAGACCTGACCGGTCCCGGCCACGCGCTGCGCGCCGCCCTCGGCAATCACCTGCGGGGAGTATTGTTGTGAAACCGCCTGCGTGAAAGCGTCAGGGTTCGTGGACGCCAGCCATGCCATACGCGGATCGGCGCGAATGTCTTCTGGCAAGGAAGCCATAGCCGCCTGTTGCTGGCGATACTGACCCAGCATGGTGGTGGCGGCCTCGATGTTACCCTGGCCGATCAAAAGCTCTATTTGCGAGCGGATGGGCGCGGGGATGTCGCTCACCGGAGACTGAGCCTGCATAGGCATAGGCGCGGCTGCGGGCGCAGCCTGACGCAATGCCGGAACGGCGGCGTTCATTCCGCCTTGCGCCATAGCGGATTGACCGCTTGCCGCTTGCGTGGGACTCATGCCGCGAAGGGCAGCGTTTAGGGCCTCTCGGGCTTGCGCCTGCTGTTGAGCGGCTTGGCGTGCCTCTTCTTGCGCCTGACGATCCGCCTGAATCTGACGCGCACGGCCTCCACCGTCGCTAATGTCCTGAAGCTGCGCGCCGAAGACGCCTAGGCGATCCACAAAGTTACCCTGACCGCGATTTTGGGCGAGGAAGTTTTGCACACCACCCAGCAAGCCCTGTCGCGGGGCCTGCGGAGACACGCGGGGCAGGGCGTTCAGTTGGCTTTGGAACTGATCGAAGATACCCATTAGAGCCTCGCGTAATCGACCATGAGGAAGCCGCCGGGGCCTTCCGAGACCGCATCGGGTTTGATCGCTTGAACCTCTTGCGCCATGACGCCGACTTCCGGGCGATCCGACCAGATGTAGTTATAGGAGTATGCCCGATAACCGTTTACTTCGCCAATGAACTTGACGTTTTCCTTTAAGCGATAGTCAGAGAACAGAGCGGCAAGCGAGGCAGCGGTTTGCGCCCCCTGACCAATCGTTCCAAGCAAGCCGGGATTAGACGAGGTGGTCGTCGTTCCCGTTCCCGTCGTGGTCCCTTGAACCGTTTGACCGATAAGACCCTGAGTCGGGATGCCGCCATACAGTTGTGCGAGGGCCTGAAGCTGCGACAGGCTCGCCGTCCGCTGATTGGCATCGATCTGCTGCTGTTGCGCGCCAAGGTCGGACAGAAGGCCGATGTCGGCACGGTTGTTACCGGCTATCGAGGAGCCTAGATCACCCAGCAAGCCCGCGCCCTGAAGGCCAAGCGAGGCCATGAACTGACCTTGCTGGTTCATTGCCCCCGCATTGGCGAGTTGCACGGCCTGAGCATTCGCAGCGGACTGGATAGCCGCCTGTTGCGCCCTAGCCGCATCGCTATCAGCAAGGCCTGTCGCGCGATCAAAGCCGCCCTGTAGAATAGAGGCCAAGCCCGCCGCACGGGCGCGAGAAATGCCCTCTTCGGTCTGCGCCTCCCTTACGCCAAAGCGCGAGCCGCCGAATGCCCCCGCCTTTGCGGCCTGAGCCGCCTGTTGCGCCCTGATCTGACCGGCTTGGGACTCAGCGTCGGCCTTGTAGGCATCCGTAACCTGTCCCGTGTAGGGGTTTAGGTATTTTTCCAGACCGCCATCAAGAAGGCCAACGGCCCCGACGCCCACGGCTTCAGCCATCGCGGGATCGTAACCCTGCATGGATTGATTAACGAGATTGGCCGCGTTGCCGTAGAGCGAGCGATAGTCGCCCATCCCGCCCATACCGCCCTGTGTCGGCTGACCGGGCGCGACATAGCCATCCCCGCCGCCGCCGTTGATTTGCGGGCCGGTGAAGTCCTCGCCGCCCTTCATCGCCGGACGCGGTTGCGGATTGGTCATCGGGCCTAGCAGACCGGATGCGGCACCGAAGGCCTGTTGCTGAAGCGGAGAAGCGGGCGCGACGTATTGCAGGGGATCGGACCGACCGAACTCTGCGATCTGCGACCCCAGATCACCGAGGCCAGACGTATACCACGACGGCGCGTTCGGCGTCGAAGTCTGGTTCGTGACCTGATTGGTCGTCTGCTTCGTGGTTTCTTTTCTGTTTCCCATAACTACAGAACCTTCTTGCAGCTAACGGAAAACGGCGCGTAACCCTTTTCCTTGAGGATTTTCGACCAGCCTTGACGGCCCTCGACGATGACCGCCGTGCAACCGTTCAGGCGCGCCCAAGCTTCGATACCAGGGGCCATCAAAAGAAGTTCTTCCATATCCCCCGCGCCTAGCCACACTTGCAGGACCGTTTCGGACGGATAGGTATGAATCTCGGTCACCATCGCGGCATTCTTGCCGGGCCAGAACTGCGCCCGACCCTCCGCGATAGCCTTCAGCACGTCATCCATGCTGTAGAAGCCACCTTCAAGAGCTTCAGCCAGACGCTCCCGATGCGCCTCAAAATGCGGAGGCACAGGCAGGGGAACAGCCGGGGGCGGAACCAGCGTCAGTTTCGGCTTGGCGGACGCCAGCGCATCTTCGAGTTCGGCTTCAAAGCTCATCGCGCACCCGTTCCAACAACGTCAAACTCCAGCTTGCCCAGACGCGCAAACGTCGGGGAGCTATTTCCGGCAATCTTCACGCGGGCCAAACGACCCTGCAACAGCATATCCTTGCGCTTCTTTCCGGGAAGCAGGGAATACGGACCCTTCACCCTTAGATCAGATTGAGGGTAAAGGCGCGTGGAAACAGTCAGGGAGATCGGCCCCTGCTGATCCTTGAAGTCTGGCCAGATACCCCTGAGCATCAAAAGCTGTTCGCCTTCGCCAATGTATTGATCCGCGCTTTCCGCATACCACGAAATCGCGTCGCCGTCCGCACTTGTCCCGCGTTCGTGGTAATAGACTTGACCCTCGTAAGTCACTCCAATCGGCGAAACCGGCGGCCCAGCATCTACGAATGCGGTCCTAGCCAAAGTCCCCTTGGACCACTGGCCCTGAAGATTGGCGCTGAAGTAACGGCTGTTCTCATTCCCATCCCGCGCGTCTGGATAGAACCACCAGACCTCGTTGAACTCGCTGATCGTCGCAGCGACAATCTTGTCACCCTGTGCATCCGCAAGGTTATTGGCGAAGTCCGTCTGAATGGGCGAGACCATCAGTTGAGGCTCGCCGCCCATAGCGCAAACATAGAATTGTCTATTAGGCGCACACCAGAAGGATTTTTGACCCAGAACCACCGCTGCATTGGGGCCAATCAACCCGCAATGTTCTGCAATGCGGTCAAATCTCCACGGCTGAGTGACGTCTCCGGTGAACTGTCCAAGATACAGCGCATTGTCAGTCCAGACGTTGATATACTCGCCGATCTGTTTTGCCCCGACGAGCCGTCCACCGCCCTCTAGGATCACCTCGCCAGCGAGGTTGTCGGGGCGCGTTTCCCAGTCTTCCGGGTCTTCCGTATTGGAAAACCGGATGCACAAGGCGTTGAAGTTGCCGGATAGCTCCTCATTGCACCCAAACGCCATGACCTGACGGGTATTGGTGACAAGGGTATAGGTGACCTCTTCCGGCGAGTTAGGCAGCTTCACCGCCCTTTGAGCCGTATCATTGGACCACCGATAGATCGTCTGGCCTCTGGGATTGGCGATCAGGCTTTGACCATAGGCCGCCATGCTCCACGTCAGCGGAAAGAAGTCCGCCGTGGACGCCTCGCTATACTCCCCCGTGGAATAGGTGCCGGTTCCCCAGCCTTGGCCTCCGGTGCCATTGATCTCACCGGGGACAAATGCGTCCGAACCGCCGGTCAGCGTTCCACCGGCAGAGACCACAATCCCCGTGGCGGCTTCAGTCAGAATGATTGAGTTACCCGCCGTGCCAACCGGAACCGCCGTTACAGTCACAACAGCAGACACAGCCGCCGCTGTGGCAATGGTCGGAATATCCGCGGTGATAGCAGAGACGATATTCGTTGCTTGCGTCGCGGGAGTGGCTGAGATCGTAACCTCACCAGCCCCACCGCGAGACGCCTTGAATGTGAAGGTCTGAGACCCGATCACGAACGTCTCGTTAGCAACCGGCGTGCCGTTGACCGTGATGGTTCCCGTGGCTTGCACATTAACGGGCGTAATCTCAAACAGCCCACCGCCGTAAGACACCTGCAAATCGGTATGGGTGCCAAACGCCGTATTGAGAACCGCGCTATTGTCCGTCCACGCGAAAACAGTCCGACACACTCCCGAGAGCATATCGGACTGAAAGGACTCCCAGCCGCCGATGGTCTGCACCATGTCGCGCCAGAACCGCACCTTGTCCACATCGGACCATGCGTTGCGCGTCAGGAAGGCAGAATCATCCAGTTGGAGACCCGGCGCGATGACGAACGGCTGGTTCATTCGGGAGGCGGCTCCGGTGCGATGAAGCCGTCCTCGTTGTTCCAGCGCCAGCCGGGTCCAGCCTCGTCGCTGTCGATCAGCGTGACGTTTTCCGGCAGGCTCAGGTCCGTCTCACCGTCCCAGACAATGACATTCACGACCTGACCGTTTTCAATCCAGGCGTATCTCATCCCCAGACCTCCACGATGACCTGACCAGCGCCGCCAGCGCCGCCAACGCCGCCGGTTCCCGAGGAAGCGGAGCCGCCACCGCCGCCGCCAGCACCGCGCCCCCCAGCACCCCCGGCTGCGCCCGCGCCAGATGAAGTGTTGCGACCGCCACCCCCGCCCGATCCACCGGGGCCTCTAGCGGGGGAGGAACCTGCGCCGCCAGCCGTGGGGGTAGATGCATCGTCAACGCCCGCTGCGCCGCCTGCGCCGTAGCCCAGCACGCCACCGGAATCGCGACCGGCCTTGCCGATTGTGAACGAAGCAGACGTGCCGCCGCCGCCGCCCGCCGGAGCAGCGTGATGCGGAAGCGGAAGGTTCTGGCCGCTCAAAACGATGTTGTCGCCGCCGGGGAACGTGCCAAATCCACCGGGATTGCGAAGTGAGCCGCCGGAGTTTGAGGTAATCCCGCCATAGCCGCCGCCCGCCGCCGCAATGGCACCCAGCCGCGACACGCCACCGTCACCACCGACGCCAAGGTTTGCCGCGCCAGCCGTGCCGCCCGCCCCGACCACAACGGTTTCGGTCGCGCCAAGGTCGGCAATGGCCACAGTGACCACAGACAGGCCGCCACCCGACCCGCCAGAGCCACCCGACCCCGAACTTGACCCGCCGCCCTGACCTCCGCCACCTGCGCCTAGGGCATAGATGCGAACGCTCTTGCCGACACCCACGGCAATGTTGCCCGCAAAGTCCGCAGGCTTTGTCCACGTTCCCGACGAGTTGAACACCTGACGATCAAGAATCTGACCGCCTGCGCCGCCACCCAAGGGTAGATAAGCCGTTAGATCAACCGCCAAGGGACACTCTCCATGTCGTTCCGTCGTATGCCAGCGAGAAGGTCGCGCCTTTCGTCCTGACGATGATGTCGTCAGCCACGCCGTTGATCGTGGAGCCGTTGCGCGCCACCGTCAGGGGATTGGCTTGAAAGCCGAAAGCCGTGGCGGTTGAGTTGCCATCAAAGATCGTCACACGGTCGCCTTCTTCCGGCGTGGGGGGCAGAGTGATGGTGAAAGACCCGCCTCCGGTGTTTGCCGCGATGCGGTCACCGTTCGATGCCGTATAGGTCGTGGCAATGTTCGTGATCGGCGCGAGATAGGCGTATTCCCACTCAGGGGCCGTTTCCGCGTCGTTGACGGTCAGGGCCTTGCGCTTGTTGCCGCCTAGTCCCGGATAATCCCCCGCCTGTGTGGCAAAGGCTGTCGCATCTACATAGGCCTTGGTCGAAATGTCCTGCGGGTTGACCGGATCAGCCGCATTCGTCCCGCGCTGATTGTTGAAGTCCGTCGCCAGGATTCGGAGGCAGTCCGTCCCATTGCAATAGACCCATGCAGTAGTTCCAGCGGGAACAGAAGCCGTCACGCCGCCAGCCGTCAGGATCACGACGCCAGAAGCGCCGTTTGACACAAGATAAATCTTGCTCCGCGCGGGGATCGTGACCGTCCCACCCGTTCCCGACGTAATGCGCAGAACAGCATAGCGGGCTTCGTTCTGGACATAGTTGGTCGAGGTCAGGGTCTTGGAACCCGACAGCGTAAAGGAAAGCGTCCCCGCGATAGCCTCGCCGAGGTTGGAAATAACGGTGTTGAGCTTGGGTGCCCCCCACACGTTTAGGTTCTCCCCAGCAGCTTGTAACTCGTTTAGCAGAAGCGGGTCCGGCGTGCTGGGCATGGCTAGGCCTCCCCTTGACAAACTGCATATTGGGGATATGCATAGATCATGGATTTACGCCCCGACGACATTGAGCGGTTCTGGTCCAAAGTGGACAAGAACGGAGAAAACGGATGCTGGAACTGGACCGGGTGGGGCTTGCCGACCGGATATGGTCGGTTTGACCTAAGAAAGCACAAGCCCTTATGCACCCATGTTGCACTGACGCTTGCCGGGCGGCCTCGCCCCGAGCATCCGCGCGACAACGCGCTCCATGGCGACTTTTGCACGCCACGCTGCGTCAATCCCGACCACTTGCGGTGGGGAACCAAAGCCGAAAACACCGAAGACCGCGACCGGCTGGGGCGACGCATCGCAAAAAAGGGCACTGAGCACTGGGCTGCACGCTTTACTGAAGACCAGATAAGGGCGATCCGCGCGGATACGCGCTCGCAACGAAAAATCGCAGCAGCATACGGGACCGAGCAAGGAACCATATCCGCCATTAAGCGCCGGAAGATTTGGAAGCACGTCATTTAGTTCCACGCGCTCCCGTCGCTATACACGATTTGACCCAGCGTCGTGTCAATCGCAATGGTGTTAGGGTATTTGGATGCTGGCGGAAGGTCTGCCGTTGCATAGGCAGGAAGCGGAACAGGCGAGCGCGGCACACGCGGCGCATACAGCCCATCAAGCCTTAGAAGGAGACGCTGCGCCCATTCGGGGATGCCGGGTTCTCTAAGGGCTACCATGACGCCCTCACGCTGCCCGTTCCGATGCGGCGAGCCGTGAAGCCCCGCAGGTTATCGAGAGCCTCTTTCTCAGCGAGGCCAGCAAGCGTTGCGCCTTCAGGATCGCGGAAGTTATCGCGCATCAGGAGCATCCTTGCCCGCGCTGCGATCAAATCCTCGCCATAGGTCGTCCATGCGTTGGACGAGGCGTCGCTTGTGTAATCCAGTGCAGGCGTCACATCGAACACGCCCAGCCACGTCAGGGTGTAGGCAATGTTCGGGGCCGGATAGAGACGCACTTGCGTCCCAGAAATAGAAAAATCAGTCGGTTGGCCATTCGTCGGACCATAGCCGAGCATCTGTTCGGTCCATGCATAGTCTCGCATGGTCAGGGGATAGCGATTGGACCCCACCGTGACAGACAGAAGGTCAAGGAACCTCAGACCAGTCGGGAGGGTAACGTATTCGCTCCCTCCCGTGGTCGAGTTCGTCACGCGGCTTTCGTTAAAGAAGAACCGCTTGTCGGCAAAATACTCAATGGCTCGTGCGATAGCCTGATTAAGCGTGTCCGTGGACACGGCTGTAGGATCGCTGGAAGGTGCGTCCGTGAGGTCATCACGAACGCACTCCAGGACGATCCGGCTACGAAGTTCGCCGAGCGTCGCCACTTAGATGTTCGGCACGTAAGCCACGACAACGGTCGCCGCGCCCGCAGTGGGAGTGGTGCCGGTGAAGTTGTAGCGGACGAACAGTTCAGTGTCAGCCGAGGCCGAAAGCTGGCCTTGCAGGGTCGCCGGTTGGTTCAACGAAATGGCAGCCGAACCCAGGGCGGCGGCAGAGATCAAGGCCGTAGGGGCCGCTGCCGTGCCGACATCAAGGGTGTTGGTAGTGCCAGCGTTGAACGCGGTCGGGATGGCAATGGTGATGCCGACGATCTGCGCACCCGCAGGAACAGCCGCGCCCATCGACTGCTGGATGGCCGTAGCCCCGACAGTGTTGAAGGCGAAATTGTAGCGGATGTAGTGGACCTGTTGGGTCGCGTTTTGACGGGCAGTAACGGGCATAAGACTCGCTCCTTACGAGGTGAAGGTGTGAACGCCGATCTTGGCGAAGTCGGCAGAGTTGAAGCGAGAGGCCTTCAGACCGAAGATGCAGCCCGCTTCGACACCAAGCTGGTTGCCGTAGTCGAACAGTTCTTCGTTCCAGTCCCAGCCGCCATACGACATGCCGCCACCAAAGCCGATGACAGCCGCCTGAGCGCCGCAGAGAACCGCGCGACGCACGTCCGTATCCGCCGCACCCGTGGACGAGTTCACGCCGTTGGTGATGCGGGTCGATTCATGCAGGATCACGCCGTTGTATTCACCCAGCGCACCCGTAAAGATCGGGTTGTCGCGCGAACCGTCGCCGGTCGTCGCTGCCTTCTGGATGTCCAGCCACTGACCAGACGCCGTGTTCGTGCGAAGCTGCGTCACCTGATTGGTGTGCAGGAACATCACGTACTTGTCCTTGCCGCCGATCTTCAGCGGACGCAGGACCGGAGTGGCCAGCTTGGCGCGGGCAACAGCCGTGTCGATCAGTTGCAGGGTGAACTCATCGCCGGTGGTCAGCGATTCATCGTTGGCACGCGCATTCGGGCGGACGACGTTGGTCGGGGCCAGAACAGCGTTATTGCCGGTGAAGCGCAGATCGGTCGCCGGGGTGTAACCGCACAGTTGATTGAAGAAGGCGGTGTCCATGCGGCCAGCCCACCAATCAACCAGACCATCCTTGGCTTCCTCGCGAATCGACCAGGGAATGCGCTGCTCGGTCATCTTGCCAGCCGAACGAACGGCGTGGCGAAGCTGATCGATCAGCAGATTGTCGGTGTAGGTGGTCAGACGCTCTTCGTTGCCCTCAAGGGTGCCGTCGCCGAGGACACCATCGCCTGCAAGCTGCATACGCAGCGTCATGGTCAGGCGGTCACCGGCAGACTTCTTGAAGTCGGTCTTTTCTTGCACCAGCGAGCTTGCGCTTTCGCCGATGAAATACTGGATTTGAGTCGCCTTCAGAGCTTCGCGGGCGAGGGTTTTCGACCACAGCTTTTGAGTTTCGGGCGCGTTAACGCCATAGGAAGTAAGGGCCATTCGGGGCTCTCCATAGGATATGGGGAAATGCTGTTGCGCATCCCGTCCCGTGGGAGCCTCCGAACGGCTTCAAACCCGCCGTGGGTCCGATCCTTACCGGGGATCAGGCGTTAGTGCCTCCAGCCAGCCGATCCGCCCATCGCTTGACGCTTGAGCTTCTCTCTCGCCTGATCAAAGGCCGCGCCTTCCAGCTTCATCACCGCTTCGACCGACAGTTCCCCGTCACCCGACTTGGAACCGACAGCCGAAAGCGACTTGGCAGCTTTCTGGCCTCGTTCGATAGCTTGCAGCGGATTGGGCTTGTTGTCAACCGGCTTCGGCTGTTCCTTGGAAGTTTCGCCCCCGAAACCCCGCTTCTTTGCAAGATTATACACCACCTCTGCCGGGTCTTTGCCTGCCTTCATGGTGCGAAGGGCGAGGCCAACGAGGTCATTCGTCAGCGTGGTCATAAGCTCATCACCGGAATAACCCATCTCCTCCAGTTCCTGTTGGCGAGACTGGCGGAAGTGAGCGGCGGCGGCGTCATAGTCCGGGTTGTCCGCGCGGAAATCGGCTTCATAGGACTGGAGCTGCGTATTCAGCGTCTGGAACTGGCGCTGCTGCTCCGTCTGCTGCTGGCCCTCTTGCTGCTGTTTGGCCATGCGTTCGGCCAGCTTCCGCATTGCCTCGATATTGGCTAGTGGGTCTTGATCCACGGCAGGAAGCGACGCAAAGTCGATATCATCCGAAGGCGTGTTCTTGCTTTCAAGCGCCGCCAGACGGGTCTCCAAAGCCGCAGCACGGGCCTCAGCGTCCCGACGCTTCTGACGTTCCGCTCTCGCCATCCCATCCTTGTCGCGGGCGAGTTTCTCCAGCCGTTCGCGCTCTGGATCAGATTGGGAAGGCTCCCCGACCTGCTCAACCTCGTCCTCGATAGGCGCGGATTGCTCAATGCGGGCGGCTTCGCGTTCGGCTTCAAACGCAGCGTCGTCGCTTTCGGCAGTCTCGATTTGCACGTCAGACATTCACGGCTCCGGTATTGACGAGCGCCTGTTGCGCCGCCTGATTGAACATGGTCTCGGTCAAGTCTCGCGCGGCTTCCATTTCAGTCTTCTGTGCATCGGCCCGCGCGCGTTGGGCCTCTGCCGTGGTCTTTTCAACCTCAGCCACCGCGCCAGCCTGCTCAAGCTGCATGGCTTGTTGGGCGATCTGCTGCTGCGCCGGATCAGGCGGGGCAACCAGCATCCCGGCGATTTTCTCCGCGACATTGGCAGGCAAGGGCGAGTAACGAACCAACTCAGCCAGCATTTCAGGCGAGGCATCCTTAAGCAGCCCCTGGAACTGAGTGAGGATAGCGAAGGTGCGCTCCTTCTGGTTCGGAGACGACGGGCTTTCGTCCACGATCACGTCGTATTTCATGACGTCATCATTATAGGCCATCGGGACATATCTCGCTTCCCCGTCATCCCCGACGATACGAACCAGCGTGCCTTCGGGAAGGTAGAGCTTCATCAGCGTCAGAAGGAGCCGCCCTTGCATTTTGCGATAGCGGCGGACTGAGTTGAAGAAGGACGACAGAATCCCGTAAGCCGCCTGCTTGCGTTGATGCTCCAGCACCCCCGCTTGCTGACGATCCGCCATGCCAAGGATTTCCTTGTTGATCCCCGTGGCGTCCTGAATGCCATTGATTGCCGTTTCCAGAATGAGCGGCAGGGCAGGCGGGACATTGCTCGTTGGCTTGGCGGTGAAGCGAGGGCCGTTCGGACCAGAAAGCGTCCCGTCCTCAACCCATGTGAGCTTGTCGGCCTGCGCCCATGAATCCTCGAAGTCGCGCACGTCCTCAACCGCGCCCTTTTCCATCATGATGCCGCCCTTGGACGTATCGCGATAGTGGTTGATAGCCGCTGAATAGGCCGTATTGGCGAAGCGTTGCGGGTCCATCATCGGACGGACCAGACCATACCAGGTATTCTTGTTCCTATCCCGCTTGCCGGTGATAGCCTTGTAGGTGAAGTCCTCGCATTCCAGCTTTTCAACGTCATACATGCGCCCGCCAGCCTTGAAGGCACGGTAATAGACGCGGCGCTTCTGACGAACGACCGTCACGCCAAACTGGATTAGTTCCTCATAGGCTTCTTCCGGAACCTCAATCGTCTGACCCTCAATGGAGGCGCGCAGGATCGGCTCCTCATCGAACCATTGATATTCCCTGACGATAACCTCGTCTTCCGCCTCCTCAACCTCGCCGTTCTTGTATCGAACTTGCGGGTCAACGATGGTCGGTTGGCGAGCATCGGCACCATCCACGCCGTCGAAGTCCTCAATGTTCGGGAAGGCGTGTTCCGCCTCCTCCCGGCTCATCTTGATCTCGCGGCGCAGATAACGTGCATCGGCGAAGTTTGACTTGCGAGACGACGGGTCAACCGTCATTTCCATTGGGTCAACGCGGTCAATGACGATCTTGCCGTCCAGTTCTTCGGAATAGTCCGGCCTCGATTCCGTCCAGCCGACTCCGCAGATCAGGCAATCGCGGAATGCGTCGCTTTCCTCGTCCTCCGCATCGCAGGATTGACGGACATACTGCGCGCCCTGGGATAGAACATCGGTCGCTCCGGTATCATCCACCGTGCGAGGCAGATAGGTGACTTCCTGCCTGCCCATGATCTCCGCGCCGGTCACCGCGTCAATCGTGGTCTCGATGCGGTTGACGGTCGCCATGATGCGTCCGTCTTCCTCAAATTGCGCTTTCTCATCCACCGACCACTGACGACCGGCCACGAAATCATAGCAGACGCGGGCTTCCGTCCGCCACGTTGACCAATGTCCGTCTAGCAGCTTGTCCCAATGATCTGTCTTGGACAGAAGCTCATCATCGGGCGTATCGAAGCGAGGGCCGTCAGGCTTGGTGTCCATTATGCGTCTTGCTCCGGCGTCACAATAATCGTTTCGTCGGCATCAACCCACGAAAAAACATCGGTCAGGCCCTCGTCGAAAAGGTAGTCCCGGATTTCGTTTAGGGGGGTCTTTGTCTCGTCAATGGACCACGTGACTTGATTTCTGTCGCCCCAAGGCGTTTCAAGGCGATTGCATCGGCGCAAGCCGTCCACAAGAGAGGCAAACTCTTGCGACGGCGAAAAGCACACCAAGATAGCCATTAGGCAGGCTCCCAGCCGGGCAGAACGGTAGAAACGCCGTCGCTGTCAACGGCGCTAGGCAGAGGGAAACGACCAGCGCGGTGAGGTCCATTAGACCCGGCAAGATCAATACGCACCCCAATGGAGTGGCCCGCGTCAAGCTCTACACACATGGCGCTCAAACCAATGTCTCTTAGCGCGCGCTCAACCGCAGCCGCGATGTATTGCGCTTTGCGAAAGTTTTCAGCGGACATCGAACCCATCAAACCGCCTCCCGATCCACGGCTTCAATCGCCTCAATGGCGCGTTCCTTGGTGAACTGCGACGTAAGGATCAGGCGGCTGGCCTCCACGATTCCCCGCTTGGCATGAACCAGCATATGCGTATGACCCTTCACGATCTCATAGCGCAGGGTCCAGAGGCGACCAAACGGATCAGAGCGCTTGATCTCGTCCTGTGACTGGTAAGCCGACACAAGGTCAGCAAGCCATGCTTCTTTCTGGACTTCGGTTAGGGCGGGAACGGGACGAAACTCTTCAGCCGTCGCCTTGTCCTCAAAAGCAGACGCAATCTCGGCCTCTACGTCCTCCACTTTGATGACAAGCGGCGGATCATTCGGGATGATGACCGGATCGTCCTCATAATCCGCCGAGACGTGGACATGCTCGTCCGACACGGGGCGAATGGGCGAATCCACCTTGATCTTCGGCGGGCGGCCACGGCGCTTAGGTTCGGTCATTTGCAATCTCGCTCAGATTCTTCATGAGGGCGGGCAGAACCAAGCCATGCCACCAGCCGATGGCAATAAGATCGTTGACGCTACGCGGCCCAGGCACTGCGCTTGACGGGCTTACGCTTTCCATATCGTCTTCCTTCATCATCCTTCGCGTCCTTTACTGGCGCAGCAAATGTTAGCGCCACAGCATCCCAGCCATCGGGCGAACGAAAGCCCCTTCGTCTGATAGCATCTTTTTCCTCGATAAGTAACCGCTGCTGCATATCGTGGCGGTAACCGGGCGCACAAGCATCCGCATGAAGCGCGTCATCGTCTGGAATGTCAGCGCCGCCCTCTTCCTCTAGCCAAGCCTTGGAGCGCGCCCACATCTCGGCTCGCCTGTTCTTTGGCCCAGGTATCGTGGTCCCGTCTTTAGCAATCTCAGGCGGATCAGTCGGAGAGCCGCCAAAGTTTACAGCCTCGACAGCCTTGGCGAAGACGCCGCCAAAGTCTCGCACAATGTCATAAACACCAGCGCCAAGCCCACCGACATCAATGAACGCCTTGACCGGCTCGTCCTTTTCTATGACCGACCGGACCCAGTTCGCACCCTGCACAACGTCTAGCTTGTGGCGCCGCTCGACCTTCAGAACCTTTCGACCCCGACGCCATGCAATCGCAAAGCTGTCGTCTCCGTATCGCGCCGGATCAACACCAATCACAAGCGGCCCGGCAGGCTCGATCTCTGACTTCCTCGCCGCTAGGACTGAAGCCGTGTTGATGAACGAGTCGTGACCCGTCATCTGGAACGCCTCTTGCGCCGTCGCAGGGTATTCCTGCTTGAACAGCGAGGCGTCCTTTAGCTCGGCAATCTTCGCACGACGCCAGACCATCTGTTCAAGGTCCA